TCTGGAGGCAATGAGGTATTGAGACTTCCAGTAACATTTAAATTTAAGAAATGGATAAGCATTTTATAAAATGATTTGAAAGGAATATCATGGCTTTACCAGTTATGAATACAGCCAAGTACGAAATGGAACTTCCATCTACTGGCGATAAAATAGAATACAGACCATTCTTGGTTAAAGAGGAAAAAGTCCTCCTTCAGGCAATGGAAGGTGGAGATGAAAAAGAGATAATGAGAGGATTGAAGCAGGTAATCTCTCAATGTGTTTTGACTAAGGATTACAAGATTGACCGATCACCTGTGTTTGATCTTGAGTACATTTTTCTAAAACTCAGATCAAAAGCTGTTGGTGAAAAAACAACTCTTGCAATGAAACACCTTGGAGATTGTGGGGGAGTTACCAACGTAGAGTTTGATATAAGTGCTGTAGAGGTGGTCAAGAGTGAGAATCATAAGGATCTCATAAAACTCTCTGATGAGGTAACTGTTAGAATGAAATATCCCAGCGTGGATATTATGGGTTCTTTTAAATCTGATATCGATGGAGTTTTTGATATGATGAGATCTTCTATACATGAGATATATTTCAAAGAAGAATTATTCTCAGTTGAAGATCATTCTAAACAAGAGATAGATGATTTTTTAAATTCTCTAAACTCTAATCAATTTGCTAAGTTGAGAGACTTTTTTGAGACTATGCCTAAGGTGAAACATGATATAAAATGGGTGTGTGAAAAATGTGGAGAAGAGGTAGTACAAACTGTAGAAGGGGTTAGTTCTTTTTTCGGATCGGCCTAAGTCATAACTCACTTGAGGCATATTATTTAAATAATTTTGCCATGATACAACATCATCATTGGAGTTTGGCGGAACTAGAGGATATGTTGCCCTACGAAAAACAAATATACCAAGAACTATTGGCCCAGTGGGTAAAAGAAGAGAATGAGAGAATTGAAGAAATGAACAAAAAAAGAGGAGCATGATCACATTCAAAGAACTTTTAAGTAGACTACTAGAAACAGAGACAAAGCCCCCTGGGCCTACTGGAAAATCCAAACCTGGGCCTACTGGAAAATCCAAAATGACAAAAGCATCAAACGAACTGAAAAAGGTGAGCACAAAAGTTAATTTTGGAACTTCCATAAAATTCAAGAAGACAGAAAGTTAAAATGGCTGATCTAGCAACAGTAAATAATACTCTCAAAGAACAAAATGATTTACTGGAAGGTAATAGGGCTCGTGAACTAGAGAACAAAAGAGAACAGGATCGAAAAGATGCTGAGATGTTAAAAATTCTCAGTGGTATCAAACCTACTGTTGAAATTAATCAAAGTCCAGCGGACTCTGGATCTCTTCTTAAAGATATACTTACAGGATTAGGACTCATAGGTACAGCGGGGGCACTTGGTCTTGCAGTAGGAATTGCTGAGGGAATTACGACTTTCTGGGGTAATCTTATAAAGAGAATAGGAAAAGCCTTAGGGTTTGATAAACTAATACCCACTTGGATCAAAGAGCTTGAGTTTAAAAGACCTACTTGGGTTGATGATTTATTGGGTAAGTTCAAAATGCCTACTTGGTTGGATGAACTCAAGTTCACCAGACCAGCTTGGGTTTCTACTCTAATTGAAAAATTTCCAAAGATGGCTTGGTTAGATGAGTTAAAATTCACCAGGCCAGCATGGGTTACCACTCTGATTGAGAAGTTTCCAAAGATGGCTTGGTTGGATGAACTCAAGTTTACTAGACCAGCATGGGTTGCCACTCTGATCGAAAAGTTTCCAAAGATGACTTGGCTAGACGAGTTGACATTTACTAGACCAGCATGGGTTTCTACTCTGGTTGAAAAGTTTCCAAAGATGGCTTGGTTGGATGAGTTGACATTTACTAGACCAGCTTGGATAGATGAAAGTTTTTCAAAAGTAAAAAGTTTTTTTGCAGGAGAGACAAGTATATTTAAAACCATCGGACCTCTCATTGATGATGCAGTACAGGGTGTATCTGGATTTACAGGAGGTATATTCACAACCATTAAAAACTTTTTCACTGGTGAGACAAGTGTATTCAAAAGAATTAAAACAATAATTGATCCTGTAGTAACAGGAGTATCTAATTTCACTGGTGGAATTTTCACAACTATAGGAAATGTTTTTGATTCTATAACGGATATTGGAAAATCTTTAGCAGCACCATTCAAAACATTAGGTGAGGTTCTTGGATTTGGTGGTGGTGCTGCTGGTGCCGTGCCAACTACGGGTGGAAAAGGAGTCATGGCCGCACTTGATCCTTTCTTAGACATAGCAAAGAAAACATTTACAGCATTGAAGAATATAGGGAGAACTCTCGCTGCTCCATTGAATGTTATATTTGGTCTATTCGATGCTGGATTTGAAACTGCAGATGCTGTAAGTAAAAGTGAAGGATTCTTTGCAACGATACTAAATTCAATCTATGGTGCAATTGGTGGATTCATTGATGGTGCACTCTTTCAATTATTGGATCTCTTAAAGAGTGGTATATCTCTCTTGTCTGGACTTTTTGGGTTTGATGAAATAGAAAAGACTTTGGACAGTTTTTCATTTTCTGAAATATGGAATGGTTTCCTAGATGATGTTTACAAGTTTGTGAATACCATGTTCAACAATCCAATGGAACTGATTCAACCAGTTATTGATTTCTTCAAAGACTTTTTCAGTATCGAAAATCTGAAGAAACTTGTTGCAAGTGCACTTGACCCAATAGGTGCTGTAACAGATCTTTTTACTGATGATCGAAAACCAGGCGAAGTTAGAGTTACCGATTTCACTAGTGCCATAGATCCTGGCGCAGATGAAATTAATATTGAAAAACTAAATGAATCATTAAAAACCATGAGTGAGGATCAAATCAAAAAACTCAATAGTGAATTTGCAAGTTATGCTGATACTGAAGGAATTGAAAATCAAGAAGCTGTGATGGATGCAATCAAGGCTGCCTTGAAGGGGAGACAAAGACAAGCAGGTGGATTGATACCTTCAGCTGGAATATATGAACTTCATAAAGGTGAGTTAGTTATGGATCAATTGGCTGTAAGAGGATTTGAGAGGGCATTACAACTTGTTAATATGTCACAAGAAAATGCATTGGCAGGAATGGCAGGTGGTGGAACCCCTGTAATCATAAACAATACCAGTGTAGATAACAGCTCGTCAGTAAATTCTAGACAATCTGTAACTGTACCTCAACCTGTTAGATCTGGGGAGTCCACCAAAGCTGCATTTGATTTAGCGTATGGAGCCTAAGCTTCCTGAGCTAGTTTCTGAAAATAATCCATAGATTCATCTCCATCATCTGACTCAGCAGTCACACTCTCAACTGGTTTTGGTGGTGGAGTGTATGGTTCACCACCATCAAAAGGAACATCTGAAGACTTGTCCGTGGTTGTTCCAAGACCAAGAACACGATCCAGTTTGGCTTTCAAATCTTCATAAGATTTAAATTTATCTGGACTTACTAACTCTTTGAGAGAGTGTTCACTATTCCAAATTTCTTCCAAACGATCATCGTCATCAAGAAGAGCAGAGGGAGCTTCAAACTCTGACTTATCGTAATTGGAGTATCCTTCCACTTTACGAATCTTCATCTTGAAGTTTGCACCTGCCCAAAGATCAAATGGATTAACTGGTGACTCATCCTCAAACTCTGGATTCATCAAGTCGTTAATCTTGTCAAAGATCTTTTTACCATAACGATACAGTTTTATCTGTCCCTCATTTTGAGGATTGGATGGATCTTTGATGATGTACACATTAGAGGTGTAATTCAAACGACGCTTCTGTTTACGGGCAATCTCTTTGTTTGCCTCGATACCAGAGTTCCAGAGTTGTGAGTTGTATTCACTCACAGGATCTTTTTGACCAAGAGTAGTCAAAGAGTTCTCAATGTACCAACCGCCTGGACCTTGGAAACCATGATTCCAAATACGAGCCCAAGGTAATTCTTCTCCATCTGGAGCCGGAAGAAAACGGACAACGGCATAACCATTACCTGACTTGTCCAACTCTGGACGCCAGTAACGATCATCTACCTCACCGAATGTATTTGGATTGGATATTTTCTCAGTCTCTTTGATTAGAGACGCGAGGTTGGATTTACTTCTTTGTTTCATGTCTGCAAATGACATATTTTCCTTTCGTATAGCAGTGTATATTTGTTTAACAAAGTATAATAGTATTATAACATATATTCTGCAGTTGTCAACCTTTAGACAGGAAGACGTGCAGTCTTCGGAAGGAAGTTGAGTTCTTCAGCTTCTTCCCGAATCTTCTGCTTGAGCTTACCATTAATTAAGCCTCCAGCAGTCTCTGGTTCCATTCCATTTTGTTCACAATAGAATAGAACAGCATCCATGTAAGTCATACTCGTATCTTGTACGATACCCTCAATCTTTACATGAAATTCTTTAGCAGTTTGTGTTTGTAATGGCATCACTTACTCCATATTATTCTTAGATTTATAATCAGCTATCGCTGCTTTGATTGCATCCTCGGCGAGAACCGAACAATGAATCTTGACAGGCGGTAATGAAAGTTCCTCCACAATATCTACGTTACTAAGTTCCTCTGCCTCTGTTATAGATTTACCAGTAACCCAATCGGTGGCAAGAGAACTGGCAGCAATTGCGCTACCACACCCAAAAGTTTTAAACTTAGCATCAGTAATTTTTCCTCCATCATCAACCTTGATTTGGAGTTTCATTACGTCGCCGCATTCGGGAGCACCGACAAGACCAGTACCGACATCATCA